TAACCGAGGTTTAGCAGTATGCGAAGAAGGAATGGAGAGGAAAAACTTACAACTGGAAGGAAAGCGTCCGGGTTTGACCGGATACATTCCATCGATGGAGGAGGGAATGGGGAGTTACCCAGCAGTTTCAGTCAGGCCGAGAACCCTTTTAATGGACTTAGGCTCTCCGAATTCGAGAACAGGGAAGTAAATAAGACAATGGAAGAATGTACTGACGGCTTTTGTCCGATGCCTACTGCTGCACCAGTAGATAATAATCTACACTTCTTCGATCCAGTAGAGAAGCCTATTCATTATGCAGCAAGTTCTGTAGAATGTATAGATGCAATAGAAGCACAGCTGACACCAGAAGAGTTCCGTGGTTATCTAAAAGGTAACGTAGCTAAATATATGTGGCGTGAACGTCAAAAAGGAGGAGTAGAATCCTTAAAGAAAGCTAAGTGGTATTTATCCAAATTAATAGGATTAAATAGCTAAAGGTTCGTCATCTTCATCATCTTCACCATCTGTAAACTCTTTAGTTCTAGATAGTAGATCTAATAATTCAATATCCGTTGGAACATCGAAATCAATATCAACATTTTCTTCTGCCATAAGAGACTTCAGAGCATGCCATTCCATTAAACGCTGGTGATATAGGCTCAACAAAGCTAGGTAAAGCTGATCCCAGGTCATCTCGGTGGCTCTCATCTCAGCTTTCCGCATGGAAAACTGTAGCTCTAACGGAAGTTGAAATGCTTTTGGCTCAACTGAATTTTCCATTAGTTGTTACTATTTTCTAACCTTATTCTACGACTATCTATCAAAATCACCATAGGTAAGTTCGTAATATGTGTCGTTTTCTACAGGAATGTCTACATTCTTGACTTCAACAGCAAAAGTATTCATAAATTCAGTAAGAATGTAAGGGTTCATTCTCTTCTCTAAATTCACTAGAGCTTGTATTTGATTAGGATGTCCGGAATACTCCTTAACAGCAGTTAAAAGAATATTAGGTAAAGAGGCTACATTGGTATCCAACTCTGATAAGAAGAGATTAGTTTCTTCTTGTCTCCTATGTAATAAAGGTCCTAACGCTTTGTGACTAGCATCAAATATCCAGCGATTCATTTCATCTACAGCTGCATGATATTTAGAAGCATCAACATAATCAATCACACTGCTGTATAGAAAAGCTTCCCAGCCTATAGAGTGTATAAAAGAGATTAAAGCTTCTCGCATTGAACTATCTATATCTAGGTGTAACTTATCTAGTTCAGTATCAATAACATATATCTCATTGTTTAAAAACTCTAAAGCTTTCTGTTTAGTTACGCAATGTCCTGCTTTTACCGGAGAACCGTCTGGATAAAACTGGCTTCCATAACCAAAAGTATATGGATGTCCTCCAGTGACTGGGTCCGCAGTAGCTTTTTCTTTATATCCTTCGTACCTACAAATAATGTCAATGGCTTTGGAAAAACCGTGCATAATAGTAATCACTTCCTACTATTAATCATACACAATTTTATTTACCATTTCACCTTATGAGACCAATATCTAGCTGAGAATATATCTGGTTTCGAGTCTTGTGCATTATGTCTAGCATAGTAAGACTTCTTACGGGCTTTTTCTTTTGCTGTTTTAGGATTTTTACCTGCTCCTTTTACACCTTGTTGACCAAATCTTATAATCTTTTCCTTACCATCTTTGCATGCTTTTACAACATGAGACTTAGTAGGATGACTAGGAGTTTTCTTAGCTTTATTACAAGCTAACTTATCCTTAGCTATCTTTGCTGCACTTGCTGCTTTTTTACGTTTATCAGACATGTGTAAGGTTAAAAGAAACTACCGAAACTAAAACTCTTTTTGTATTCATTTAATATATCTTGTCCTGATTTAGTTTTTCTGTAAGAACCAAATATACTCTCATCTTCATCATCTTCATCATCCGAAAATATTCTGAATGAATCAGCTACGTCTTTCTCCTTATCCTCATCGTCTTTATCTACGCCTCCGTAGATGTCTGAATCATCACCAGTTAACCTAGTAACTCCAGCAAACGCAGCAAAAGGATCAGATCTGTAATCTTTTCCGAATCCCTCTAATGTTATTCTCCCATCCTTAGACCCAACTTGAGACAATACCTGCTGTGATCCTGGATCTAAATCAGGAAATACATTCTCATAAAAGTCATCTTCCGTTCCTTCATATCCAGCATCTTGGAATATTTTATATAGCTGAGTATCTCCTTCAAATTTCTCAGTAGGTTTATAATCCTCTTCCCTTGCTATATATTCAACACCTAGTAGATATTGATCTGGTTTCTTTCTCTTTTCATTTAAAAATTTAATCTGTGCTCTTATATCTTCAGCAGACCCCGTTCTTAAAGTACTGGTTATAAACTCTTTTAAATCTTCTAAAGTTCCATCAAAGTCATCTAATCCTAATTCTTCTAAAGCTTTATTCCAACTCTCAGGTTCATTAGGATCTAAACCTTTCAACATATCATCAGCAAATTCTTCTGGTCTAATAAAATTACCAAAAATTGTTTTAGTATTCTTAACCTCCTTTTCTAGTACAGGCAATATATTGTCATACAAAAGTTCCTTTACTTTATCTGGGTTTACTATATCCTCTGCTCCATCAAACGGAGCAGGGTCACCGTTGGCATCTTTCATGTGTCGTCCTTTAACTTGATAATGTAAACGAGCAAACTGATCTTGATTATTTACATCTACTCCATATCGGTAGGCTTGTGCTTTCCACGTAGTGTTATAACCTAGTCCTTCTATGTTTGCATCAGGATTATCTCTAGCTTGGTCCCAGTCAGAAGCAATTGTATCTCTTTGTTTTATGTATTTTTCATTCTCTTCACTTCCTTTACTAACTGTAGGGTCAAAATAAAAAGTAGAATTAAAACCTCTCTTACCTCCTGCATCGATAGAATCTTGTCTTATCTGATCTAAGAAAGTTCTTGCTCTTCTATTTCCTATTTCATTTAAAGCATTCAATAAACTCTGTGTTTGAAATGGGTTTTGCTCCTCTTGTCTTACATCTAAGTACTCTACAAATTCATTCATGGAACGAGATTCGTTAAATCTAGGCTCTAGATAATCAGTTATATAAGATTCAGCAAACTCTTTCTGTATACGTACATTATCTTCTGCTTCTTCAAGAGAAAATCCTAGATCGAGATCTTGTTGATATTTTTCTTTAATAGCTGTATCAAACCAATTCTGCCAATTGTAAACAACCTCATTACTGACTCCTGTAACGCCTTTAAGTTGATCCTCTAGGGATTCTGCATCAAAACCTCCTTTCTTGCCTGTGAAGGGCAGATAGCCACCTATGCCTGTATCATTAAGCAACGAGTCAGTTAAAGTTTTATTTATATCAAATATTTCTCCAAAAGTACCAAAACCTTGAAGCATTTCTAACTCTTGTTCTTTTAGTTTCGCTTTCTTTAACTCATTAATTGAATCTTTGAGGATGTTCTGATTAAGAGCTGCAAATTTCTTTGTATCCGTTAATCCTTGAGCACCTATTGCACCAGTGATAGCATCTTCTAACTGTGTCAATCCTGTCGGGTTACCACTCTCCAAACTATAATCAAAGCTAATTTGTTTATCTTCTGGCCTATTAGACAACCGGAATAAAGCTGCAAATTCATCTGCTTTATTTACATCTAAAAAGTATTGCTTTCCAAGATTAATAAAATGGTTAGATCTTCCTTCTTGACTAGCTTGTTTTGCTTCTTCCCAGAGTTTTGCAATTTCTGGTACATTCAAAAATCTCTCCGTCTGATTATCACCAACACCTAACTGTTGATCTCTGATAAAAGCTAATTCAACATCTGTCTGATTCTCCCATCCTCCTTCAGCAAACTCTGGAGACTCCTCTAAATAATCTCTGGCTTGGGCTAATACTTCAGCTTTATTTCCTCGTTTACCTTCTTCTTTACCCTGCTTAGTGTAGTGCCAGTAGTAATAATTGTTTTTTCCATAACCCTCGGTAATATCTATATCATCCTCAGCTTCATAGTCTCTATATTTATTTTTAACATCAGTATAAGTAGACCCATAGTAAGAGGGGTCAAACTCTCCATAGTCAGGTTTAATACCTAAATTAGAGTCCCATGTATATAACTTTTGATCTCGATAAAAATATTTAAACTGATCTTCTATTGTTTTCTTGGTTTTTTTATCTACATCTAATTCCCTAACCATGTTTCTATATGAAACATATTCTCCAGACTGCGTCTTCTTAGCAATAGCAACCGCATCATCATAAGCTCGGTTTTTCTTTTTATTAGCAGCATTCTTTTCCTTATTAGCTTTATTACGTTTTTCATTATCCTTATTCATTTCTTTATTTCTTTTTATCTTATCGTAATCTGGAACGGTTTTATAAATCCAACCTCGATTATGTCTGACACATCTTCCAAAGATACGAATGGCACAACTAGTCTTTCCCCATGTTTTCGTTGTTTTTGTTACTTTTTTCGTGCTAGTAGGATAATTGGTTTTGTAATTAGTCTTATGATTAGTCTTTTCGTCGTCGATGTCAAAGATATCTTCATTTTTAGGATTATAAGTCAATCCCATCAGTCTACCTCCCTAGTATTATTATTTTCTCATATATGATCAAAACTATGCAGCCATAACATCCTTACATAAATTATAGGTAGTTACAGTCATTATTTCAGATAGATCCTGTTGAGACCACTCTACCAATTTAACAAGTTTTAAGTCATCAAAAAAATCTTGTTGTTTATACCAGTGCTCCATATCCTGGCTTCCTTTATTTGCATTACAGCTTCTACAAGCTGGTACTAAATTATTTCTACTATTTGAGCCGGAACGAAATCTTGGAACTATGTGGTCTAGAGATGTTGCCATTTCCCCACAATAGCCACATTTATGGTGCCAAGCTTCGTAGATTGATTGTCGATATCGTTTTTTTGCTAGTCGTGGAGAGAGTTCTAAGAGCAGGGTTAA